AAACGGTGTTGTTCAGATCCGCCAGCAGGTTCTCGCCCGCATAAAGCCGCCTCGCCTGGGCGATCAGCCGCTGCGCGAACTCGGCGTAAATACGCCAGTCGCGGGCCAGGTTCGCATCGGCGAGGGTCGAGCGCCGGACCGGCCCGTGAAAGCCCATATGCCAGAGTTTCGCGGGCTGGGCCGACAGGCATGCTTCGATGTCGCGCAAGCTCTCGCGGTAAGTCAGTTGGGCGAAGGCCATGGCACGATATTGTTCGGTGCGTGGAAACGTTTCCACGGAATGATCGCCATGGTAACGCGCGACGATCCGCGCGAACGTGCTCCAGGGCAGACAATCCATCAGCTGTGAGAACAGCGTCTTTCCGGCGTTCATGAGCGGGTCCTCCCCGGAAAAGGGTCGGGGAAACCGCCATCAACTTCAAATCGACACTACGCAAAATCGCCGGAAAACCCTTATACGGCTGGCACTTCTATGCAGTTCGTTCTGAAAACTCCGGACAGTAGTGAGTTGTTATGACCTTGTATAGACGTTATCGTCTAACATCTGAATTAATTCATTACGTCAAAATTATAAATAAGTACTTATCGACTCAACCGGCGGTGAGGAAGCCACTGAGTTGATCGCTGGTTCGCGTCGCTCGCATAATTTCCTCGGCGAGGTACACTTGGAGCCACTCGCGAAGGGACAAAGCATCAAGCCACAATTCTCCAATTACACTGGTCAAGTCTCCGGCTGAACCATTAACGTTCGCAGGTTGCTCCTGGCGAGGCTTTTCAAGAAGAGGCTCTTGAGCTTTGTCCGCCTTTTCTGGGATGCCAGGTGAAACTGCTTTTTTGATACCCGTTCGAAACGCTACTGTGGCGCCACCGTGTTTCTCGGTTCCGGTTCTGGGAGTTTCCAATGAACGCCGACGCGGTGATTCATGCGGCCTCAATTTATAATAACCGCCTATCACACTATGTCCGGCGTGGTCGACTGAGCTTGATATTCGAGGTACTGACGAGGTGGTCGGATCGGAAGGGACAAGATTCTGTAACCCTGTCTCTGGAAACCGAGCCGGCAGATCTGGTGGCTCGCTGATGGCAATCCGGAGATGCCCGATGAGGCCGGCGGATGAACTCTTAGTAGAAGAGATGGATATATCGTGATTTATTCGACGATGTCCCTCGCGAAAATTCTTGGACCGCACTGTGGTGGGGGTTTCAAACAACTCATTCATCTCTCGAGTTGGTATGGCACCACGTCCTTGGATAGGCTGCTGATACATGGAGCCAATGGGCTTCAGACCGCGCCCATTTGTTACCTGTGGACCGCATTCCGATATGTGAGTGGGGCGAGGCGTCCGGTTGCTCGAATGAAATACAGCATCGCGTAGTTTCGGGCTCTCATTCGTCGACCTGCGTCTAATTGGCCGTTGGCGGGGAGCAAGCATTTCCGGCTGTGCTCCACCACCATAGCTAACACCACTTCCCACGCGTGGTTTAGGTCTCGACTCAGCCCGACGTTGCCACGAATATCTGGCGTTTAATTCCCTGTTGACAGCGAACCTCGGAATATTGATATGTTGCATTACGCTGTAGAACATGGTGTCTTCGGCCAAATGTTCACGATTCGATCGACATCCAAACTACGGTCCCGGCGGGAACCACACTCGAAATTGACTTGCAGATTTCTAGGTCACTTGCACCGGATGAAGCGCCGCCTGAACTGACGTATGAACTAAACCCTCCGCCGAATCCGCCGATGTTTCCATTCCATCCGTTGATCAGCGCGATTCCCGGCATTTCCGGACGGTATGCTCTGACGAATACCTGAAACGGCAGATCGAGGCTTCCCCAACCGCCAGAACAATTATAGGCGGAACCGCCGCTCATCGTTACCCCAGGCCCACAAAAGCAACCCGTGTCCCCCGGATTAGATGGCTCGAAGATCGTCGGTGGCCGCCCGGTTAGCACTTCTAAGGTATCATACAAGGCAACGCGCGTGCAGCGCTCCCTGAGCAAGTCTAAGAATATCTGTCGTCGGAATGAACCATCGACCTCGTGCAACCGTCTCTTCGTTCGGTCTCCAAAATAGTCAAGCGCGATCAAATCGAGCCAGCCGTCCGATGCGGTGCGTATTCGGCACTGCTGAGATACGTAATCCAGAAGACTAAAGAGCGCCACCCAGCCGGCCGACATAGAAGTTAGGACCAGATCCAGGATGGGGGTATCTTCGTTGAACCAACGGAGCGGGAGCGTTGCCTTTATTCTTTGAAAGACATCGTTCTGGCTGTAGATCATACGATATTTACGCTCTGTAGCGCCAATGATCCTGTCGGAATTGGAATTAAGTCTGTCTCCTGGCTATTCACAAGCACGCTCGATATATTGATAATACGCGAATCGGTTTGGTAAACGAGTTGGCTCACGCGAGTAATCGAAAGTGAGCTTCCGATTGGTAAACTTTGGACATAGCCCTCGAGGGCACGTTGTAACTGGTCTCGAATGTCAGATGCCGCCAGTCCTTGAGGTAAAGTTAATGCGAAGCTCACTTGGACCTGCACGATTTGCGCAGGTTGAACTGAAAACGTCGTTCCGACTGGACGCACTAATTCGATCGATGAAGAAATCGATTTTAACATGGCATCCGAGATAGATCCAGAGCCATCGTCGACGATTATCAGGATATTGCCCAGTCTTGCATTCCCTGACGCGTCAACATTCTCTTGAATTACAAATTTTAGTCCCGATTGAACCAACGAGACGGCATAACCGATTGCATCTATTGTTGCGCGCGACCGGGTCGCGAAGAAACCGGAAAACCTAATCCTGAATGCCGCATCGCTTTCTGGATCACCTCCGCCGCTTGTTGCCGCTAAATTGTTGATTTTGTCAATGCCTACAACTGGTGAAGCCAGAATTGTTATCGTATTCGACAACACGTTACCAGAACCACCCGCGGCGGATGCGGCAATCGGCAGGTCGATCGCCATGACCCCGGGCGCCATCAAATATGACCTTAAAGCTGGCTGCCATGTTGGATTGGAAACTTCGGAGGTGACTGTAAAACTGACTGAACCATCAATAGTCTTTATTACTGTTCCAAGGGGCACATACGCTGCGGTAGCGCCAGAGTATCTCAAGAACGTTGCTGTTCCGGAAGCTGTCACCGCAGATAGACGTGTCAGCGAGAAGTCCGCCATCCAACTGTCGAGATCTTGCCCTGAACTGGTGGCCGCGCGGGTTGTCTGCAATGTCAAAAGCGTGAGCCACTGGACCCATAATACAATTGCCGCATTGGATTCAATTATCGCGCGAAGGATCGAGCCGACCGACATATCGACGAGCCGCCCAGTTGAGACGGTTATCGCTGCCGACATATCCCGAACAATGTCCGTAAAGGACCGGGTTGGAAGATTCATACTAAGAAGTGCGAATATCTAAGGCGACAAGGCTCTCGGTCGCCGTACTCACTATCTGATATTGAACCAACACCGAAGTATTCGAGAGTAGGCCGCTGGAGGGCTTATCAATCTGAACTGACGGCGCGGGAGTCACTGCAACAAGACGCTCGAGCTGAATTTGTTTCAAAATTATATCTTCAATTATACCGTACGAGCGCGGGCTCCCAACATAGCTACCGAGCCCGGCGCCATAGTGGCTGTGCCAAATATAATCGCCAGAATTCGTGAGCAATCGACGTATTATGCGTTGCTTGACATCCATTTCGATGGAAATAGTACTAATGTCGCCGCTGGCCCCGACTGATAGATCTCCACCCCAATCGCAACTGATCGCAATCACGGTGTTTCAATCCAACGGGAGCGGACAAGTTGTTTGCTGGCCATTGCTCGTATAATGAATGTGGGCATTATAATCGTTCCGAAGTTTGGCGAGGGAACCGTATGAATCATAGATGTCACCCGTGACATGTAGATCTCCTTCAATGACAAGGATGCCCGAGTTCTTCAATTGAAGAGAACAGCCAGATTGATGACGCAGTGTGATTTCTCCGATTTCAGCCTGAGGTGGGCGAACTGAGTTGGAGTACAGACAACCAACGATCACGCCGTGTTGGGCATTGCCCTCCTGGGGAACAACGAATACCTGATCGCCGGGAGTTAGCGGACATGCTATTCCCCATCCAGAGCCCGCCCATTGTGTTAATACCGGCAGCCACCCAGTTAGCACCCCTTCCGGTTGCAGTAGCACCTTCGCCGTCCCGGTTTGGGGATTTGAAGAAGTCACAGTGCCCATTCGAGGCTGTGCAAGGCTGCATGTCCCCTGATCGAATCTTGTAGCCAACATATCGAAGAAGTCATCCACTTAACGGCCCTCGCTTTCGTAGCTATGCGTAAGCCGGAGTAACCAAAGATGCCTGGATACGTTGAATGAAGCCGCTCGTCGTCGAATAGCTGCGACGGATTTCGCCGACTCTGAAGTCGGAGTCGACATTGACACCAAATCCCGCTACCGATATGGTATCGCGAGGTTTCAGAAATAATTCACCTGGCATTCTGATCTGCACAGTAAGCGCTCCTCCATTTAAGTTGGTAACGTAATGCGCGCCCAACCTTTCGGCGGCTTGCGACGTTAAATTCGGCGTCACTATGGCAATTTCCGCCGTTGCAAAGGTAGGCATATCGGCGACGTCGGAAAGCTCGGATACCATATCATTGGTGTGACTTAGTGCTGTATTCAGCCAAGGTATCCAACTCTTTACGGTTACTGTCGTATGGTCAGAAATCGGACAATTCCTATAGAACGCGATACCAGTTACATCACCCGGACCGATTGAGGCATTGTCTGTTTGCAGTGAATTCCATGCTGCAAATACAAGGGTCCGCCCGTCGACAAATAGCTCAAATCCCTCTCGATTTGCAAGTTGAGTTAAAAGGCCCCACTCGCTTGTAATCTTAGAATGTGCGTTGAGAACAACCTGATTGTAACTACCGAATTGATAGTTTCCGACCATCGTCGATGTCGTCGAAATATTTTGATCCAGACCATGCCTCATGGCAATGTAATTGGCTATCTCGCTGGCGGTCTGATTGCAAAACGATGCCTGATAGGCGGAACCAATCATGACAGATGAATAGTCCCGCCCCACTATGCGTATGATTTGGTTAATAGGGTCTGTCGATATGCTATCCGCCAGGCCTTGGAACATCAACATGTCACCGGACTGGGATCGAATGTAAATTTTGACAGAAACTATTCCTCGAAGAAGCCCAATCCATTGACTTAGCGCCGCTTCTCCCACCGTGCTCATCATTAATTCAAAACGAGAGCTCGTTGTTGACCCCGTATTCGTAATATCCACACGTAATATCGTATTGATTGGCATTCCGTTCAGTTCAGCTCGAACTTTGGGGGCCGTGACGAGTTCTCTTGCGAAGGTTGACATCTCTTATGCCCCCCGTTCGGCGAGCGGCGGGAGCCGCAGGGTGACCGGTGCGCCAAACGAAAATGGATCGCGTATATGGTTCACAACCGCTATTCGAGTCCACAACGTCGCGTCGTCAAAATACAAGGCCGCAACCTTGAACAGTGTAGTCCCCGGCTGAACCTGAATAACTTGCATCACAGTTGAATGATGGCTTCGGCACAGACGATGACGTTTGCCACCCTGTTGCGCGCCAATAAAAGTGTCGCTTGAAGCCCAAGATTGCTTACTACATTTGTCATACGCAGACCCTCTTGGGAAGCTATTGTGCCCATGGAAGACGCGTCGCTTTCAGTCGGTACATTCAATCCTGCGATTCGTGTATCGATCTCGCCCATCAAAGTCTGAGCCTGGTGGATCGCTTCGAGAGGTGGAGTATCATAATTTGAGGCTGCGAGAGTTAAAAGCGCGTCCGTCTGATCCCGCGTTGGAGTTATTGCGGTATTTCCAAGCAAATAGGTGATGGAACTCATTTGCTCTAAGGCGCTCGAAGAAATAATATCCAAGGGACTCGCAGGTGTGACGCCAGTTGAGCTGACCACGCGACACGAAAGCTTGTAGGGTATCCATTGTTCCGATAAATAATTGAGGTCAAATTCTTCTATCAAAACCAGCAATGTCTTTGCGCCCCAGACAAGGACAAGCGGAGCCCCATGAATCCTGAGACTATCAATCAGGCGGATCCTGCCTCCGGCGCCGGCTCCTGAGAAAGTTCCGCTAAAGCTGACAATCTCGAAGTCCTCGCCGAGAACATTGGTCGTAAAGAGTCCGGAGCCCAAATGATGTGTCGCAAGTCTCTGCTTCTTTTTCAGATAGATTCGCTCGGGAGTCTCGAGCCCTTGAAATGAAAATGAGCCTAGCGTTAACAGGGAGGTTTCCAAAGAAAATCCGTTCCGTTATGATTCATAGGAAGATAGGAAGTCAGTAATTGCTCACTTGGCTGGGGGTGTTAGAGGCGGCGTAGATCCGGATATAAATGGCCCGTCTTCGTCACAGGATCGACACGGTACCTGGCCGCCCAACAGCTCTAAATGCGAGTGAGTCGCGTTCCTGAGTAGCCCGCCGGGGCGAGGCCGATGCCAAGGATGCAGCCGTGGAAGCGCGGGTGAATCGCGAAAGCAACAGTCCGTGCATTTTCGTGTCGTCGTGCCGGTCCGATGACGATTTCGCCTGGCAGCGCGACACATTCTCTGACTCGATGGCTCGGTGACGATCCTGGAGCCCGTGATCGCGGAACTGAAAGGAGTATGCGCCGGTCTCACGGACCAGCGCATTGGTACAACAACGAACATCGTTACCGCGGCATCAAATACGTGACGCTGGCACAGCGCCACGCCAGGCAGGACCGTCCCTTGCTGACGGCCCGGCACGAACTCTATCAGCACGTCCGCCAATCCAATCCACTCAGATGGAGCCGCCAGACCCGCGACTGGACGCCCATCGCGGCGTTCGCGCTCAATCCGGAGCTCGATGCCACCAGCCAGACGGCGTCAAGACAAAGCCAGCTTTCCGGTTCGGTCAGAACACCTGCTTTCCCGTCCCGGTCTGACACGGCACCGGCAATGGCGCGCAACGAAGGGGATGGGAGGCGCGGAGCCACCCGGAGCCACGCGCACCCCTCCGTGCGCGCGAGCATGGCGAGCACCGGACCTTCCCTGAAGTGAGCACCATGGCACACTCAGTGACAGCCAGTGGATCAGGCCGTCGCAGGACATCCAGAAAAACGGGAGATACCGGATAAAGGTACGATTGTTACGAAACCCGTGCGGCAGCTACCTTGACAC